GTCGCCTTGTGGCTAAAAAAACGGCCACCTTTAGAGCTGTTACATGACTTGCATAAAACTTGTAAGTTATCGCTAGCCCACATGTCGCCACCTTTTACACGTGGAATGATGTGGTCTACGGTATCGCCTGGCTTATTGCACACTGCACATTGTCTGCCATCCCTGTCAAGGATCGTAAGTCGTAGCTTCTTCCACTTACCTGTGCTTATTGCTTTCCTACTCAATGCCATCCCTTTATCTTGTAATGCTCTAATGCTTTACACATAGATCCATATCTATTTAGATTGTACTTAATACCCCAGTCTATCTGCTTAGTACCATCTACTTTTGCTAGATACTTAGACCTACCTTGTGGTATGCCATAGTGTGAGCCATTACGTGCTTTAGGGTTTAACTTACTCTCATCTGTATATAGATCTATTAGACAATACGCTTCTGTAAAGTCTTGTAATTCTATGAGTATGTATTGCTTATAATGTGTTGGTTTGTAATTCTCTTCAGCAACGGAATAATCTTTTACAAAGATAAAGTTAAATGCAATTAACAATAAGGTGAGCCAAACTCTGCACCTTCCGAGCCCTGCCGTTGGCGGCTCAGCTTTGTGATTTAAGATCACATGCTTGTTTAGGGTAGCATGCCTTGTCAAATCAATTAACATAACCGCAGGTCAGACGGCAAGTCATAATGCGTAAATCATCAGTCTCTAACCAAGTTTCTGCATAGCCAGCATCACTCATAGGCGACCATCTTGCTCTTTGACAAATCCGTTTTCTCGATCAAATAGCACCCAATCCATAGTATTTACCTCAAAGGTATCTATAAATGCATCTAACACTTTTTTTACCTGTAATGATCCGCAAGTATATAAATCAAACTGTATTAAAGCTGGGTTTTTCTCATCCCAGATATGGAAAGCAATATGGCTCGTTTCAATCATAACCACAGCTGTGAGACCCCTGTTGCCTATTTTGTTTACGTAAGATGCATACGGACCTTGTATTATTTTCATATCAATTTTGTTCACAAGCTCTTTTAAGAAATCAATGCCCTGGTAGGCACTTGTAAATGGTTTATCAATCTTTGCGTTTATAAGTAAATGTTTATGATATAAAGTCATTTAGCCCCAATCAATGCACAAGTGTGGCAACCCTTGCCTAGGAACTGCCAGCCACCACACTTGCCACAGCGATCAATACTACTGTCAGGTATATGCAGTGCTTCTGCAATGTTTTTTACTCCCACCGCGCCGCAACTAGTGCACTGGTAGGCCTTGTAGCCTTCCGGCGTATCTAACTGTTCAAGCCATAAGAACTCGGTCTTACGATCACAGCCATTACACTTAAATCTTGTGTACATGTGATAAAATCCCCTTTCTTATTGCCTGCAGTGGCATTGAGTGCATACCAAATACTGACCATCACGTAATAATCTGTCGTCATTACATGATACACATATCTGCTTGCTAGGGTTTAGGCTTTCTTTATCGTTTTCCATGCGTAATGTAAAGCCTGAACCATTTAATACTTCTATGTATCCCATCATTCCCCCTCTCTTTTAGGAAAGAACCAATTACCTGTGGCATCTTGCTTAGCCCATATTGCATGCTCTTTAATACGATCTAGACATAGATACCCGTAATACTCCTTGCCATTAGTTTTGCTAACACCTGTAACTAAATTATTACCTTTGGCGCAGCATGGTGGTGGTGCTTTAGGTGGCGTAACAGTTGCAGCTTTAACCCAGTCCTCGTTACTTATAGGCAACGGCTCTGTGCGATCTACCGAGAAAGTCTGAGTTTGTGCAACTTGTTTCATACTGTCTTTAGTAGCTGTCTTGTCTGATCCTTTCAATAAGATTATTGCCCGCCCTAATGCACTGGTAGCAGTATCTTCGCAATAAAACTTTTTCATATTTTGTATGTAACTTTCACGTGAGCCAAAGGCTATGTTAGATACAGCTGGTGATGCATCCTTACTGTCACGCCATAAGGTCGCCTGTATTAATATGTAACCATTAACTGCATCATGGCTAATGACAGATATGTCAGATCTGCCAGCCGGGAAGTTGGCTATAAACCATTTATTTAATGTGGCAACATCTTCATAATCTGACAGGTCAAATGCCATTAGTCTCTCCAGTCATCTGAGTCGTCTTGCATAGCGTCTGTAATGCTTTTACCGATTGATAGGTAGGCAATAGCGTCTTCGTAATTGTCAAGGTACGCAGGATCTTCAGCTTGCCGGCTGATCTTGACCAACGCCATACAAATTGCAACCTCGTTTGGTTGTATTGGATAACCCAGATATGCACTCCACAGTTCGGCAATCCTCTTGTGGTTTGTAATTGGATGCCCATAGCGGACACCTCTCGCATGAATAGTTTTGATGACATTATCAAATAACTTCTCAGTCGTTGTTGACATCGTATTTGTTTTCTGACAATGCTCGGTGAGATTTCCAACCTTCAGCTCTACCGACCCAGTAGCCACGATCAAAGGCTTTATCCATTATTTTTGTTACTGCGTACCAGCCAATTAAATAACCTAAGATGCTATAAATTACTAGCCAAGGTGCTGTTGTCTCTATCATGCGCTCACCAGTGTCTTACGTAGGTGACAAGGACTAGCGTAATTAGTTAACATTACCCAATCGCCTGTACCTTCATCGCTGTGTACTGCGTAATTTTTACCTAATGAGCTTATAAAACCTTCTGCTAATTTTAATGCAGCGTAGTTATCAAACCAGTATGCATAGTGCCAACTAAACAATGGGCTTGGATCAAATCGATCTGCTTGTTTTTGCCAGTCTTGATTTACCCACTCCATTGAATTACTCCATAACTGCTCAAAATCAGCAGCTTTTATGTCAATCTGTATTTTCATTTATAGCCCCTCTATGCTCACATATTTTGTGGCATAGCTGTAGTGTTGCATCTGTGTACGACTTTGTGGATGATTTTGGGGCGTATTTGTATAACGATTAGGTAACGATGTTACCCGTAATACCGCCCTAAAGCTGTAAATGAGCCATCCTTATTTATGGGCACTAACGTGGGTGTTAATGTCTTTCCTACGGCTTCTAGTATAGCAATACCCATCTGCCAATTCGCGCTTCCATAGCGTATATAAGAGGCTTTTTTTCTGTCCATTAGATTACCTACCTCAACGCCATATAAGGGTCTGTAATGGCTTCCTATGGCTTCTGTATAGGCACTCATGCCTAGTCTATGGCTATGTCCTGCTATGACCGATTTGCCCCATTTTTTAGCAAGGTTAAGGGCTGTGATACCTGCGTGCTGGCTCATGCTGCCTTCATCGCCATGTGCTAATACCCAGCCAGGGTGAAACTCATAAGCCGTGCGATGGTAGTCAATGCCCATAGATGCAAAGTCCATAAACTTAGGGTATTGCAACTCTGGTAAACCGATCAGACCCGGTGCTTTTAGTAGTGTGTTGTATAAACGATCTGTATGGTTAGATCTAATTACTGAGGCTTTTTTACTATACTCCGTAAGATCCCAAAGAATATCCTGACAAGCTGCACGATCATCATTAAGAGTCTGACTGTAAGCCAAAGGTGTGCCATCGGCCCACTTACTAATTGTTTGAAAGTCGATCTCATCGCCAACGCATAGAACCTCGTCAAACTTCTCACGTCTTGCAAGTTTAATGACGTTCTTAACGGCCTGCTCATGATGGTATGGAATTTGTAAATCGGATATTACAAGCCAACGCTTAACAGTCATCTTCTTCTGTAGGATCAATACTAGGTATGATGCCGCCATCGCCTACTACCCAGTCGGGCATCGTTGCCCTATCTGATACAAAATACAAAGCACAACTGTCATTAAAACCTGCTTTTTTTGCGGCCTTGAAAATCTCATTCATAGCAATATAATGCTGATCTAACTTAGATAAAGGGTCGGGCGATTTACGCACAATACGCTTATTTATCTTCTTACGTTTACGCCTTGTATCAGCCATAGGATTATTGTCGCTTAACTATTAGAGAATACAGATCATCAACACGCTGCTCTAATCTAGTAAGTTGATCTTTCATACTAGATCCGCTATTAGGTTTAAGCTCTTGTAAATAAGATTTAATAACCCAACGTAGAGCCACTAATAAACTTGTTAATACGGCGCATACGCCAACGGCTAATGCGACCCACTCGCCCGGTGTCATGCTTCATCTGCACCGATGCCATAAGCACTGTCGGATTTGTCTAAAGCCCTAGCTGCCGGTCCTGCTAATGCTGCAATAACTACAGACACCACTGGATCTAGTCCTAACTCATTACTGGCTAAGAATGTTAAGAATGATACAAGCACACCCCTAAAGTATGATTTAAGTATTGCTTTCTGCTTATCACTAATTTTCATAAGTTACCCCCTAGTAGTGGTATATCAAACGGCTTGCTATCTTTATCGCCTGACTTTGTAAAGCTGATATGCATGTGCTTTGTGTGTTTGTTAAAGCCCTTGTACTTACGCCACTTAAAATTAAGTATTTTGCTAGCAATCATGCCGTTATGTATTACGTAAGATATGCGCTTATCGGTTTTACCACAGATTCTGATTTGGTCAGCCAAATATACTGACAGCCCCTCGGATGAATCCAAGCGAGAATCAACATCAATGGCTCGTACACACCCATCTGCATCTGGATTATGATCCGATTTTGTGGCGGAATGACGAGCATCACCCAACCACCCATCAGAGGTAGAGCGACGATCTGGGTACCAGGTATCAATTTGATTTCTTAACTGTGTACCAGCTGCACATAGCCAAGGTTTCATTATGAAAGAAGTAACTGCGCTTCCTCGGCTGTAATACCAAGTTTTGCTAACAGTGCTGCTTTGGCACTTGCTTTTGCTTTAGTTTCGGTTTCTCTAGTTTTTACATTAGCAGCATCAATAGCCATTTGTACCAATTCTTGTTCATTAGCATCTCTGATAATTTCCTCACCAGATTCGCAATTAATTTCTTTAACTTGTGGTTTTGTATTAGTCATTATTTAACTCCGTATAATGTATAAGTGCCACCACCGAAAACCGATGTGCCATTTGATGATCTAATAGATATTGATGATATTGCAGTTGAACTTTCATAAGACCCAAAAGACCAATAATTACCACCGCCAGCATCTGTAATTGTTGAAAATGTAGCAGTTATTTGCTTTGCGCTAGTAGTAGCATAATTGCGAATATACACAATACTTGTGCTTGCGTTAGCTGATGTTGGAACATTATTTCTTGATGTTTGAAAAAACGTATTATCTGTTTCAGATATTGGGGTAGTAGATGTTAACAAACCGTACCATTGGTTATAGGTGTTACCAGAATCAGAATTAAATCTAAATACGCATTGTGATGCTGTTGTAATAAAATATGCACCTACTACAACTAAATATAAATCTGTGTATAACTGACTTATACTATTTAGATCAACTGCAGTCGAACTCAATGTGCCGCTTGCTAATGATGTATAAGCACCACTCGCAGCCGCAGCCCCAGCACCTTTAATAAATATTGCGGCTGATGTGCTAGTGAAATCTAATGTGCCACTTTCATATTGTGCTAATGCTAATGATGCGGAAGTATTTACTGTGGCTGTACCTGCTGTAATTGTGCATACTCCAACACCTAGATTTGTTATTTGAACTGTATCGCCTGCTGCAAATAAACCAGTATTAACAGTTATTGTAGTTGCACTTGCACTAGACATTGATATAGCTGTGCCAGCATCAGCAGCTACTAATGTGTAACTTGCAGTCTTAGCAGAAGCAGCACCGCCAAGCATCGCTGTCTGTTGCAGTGAAGTCATCTGTGCAGCTGTTAATACCTGCCCAGTCGTAAACGTCTGTTTTGCCATGATACCCCTTAGTAACTTAGGACATTATAGTCTAAAGTGCCATAAATCGTATCATTTAGGATAAATGCGTCTATGACTGGCTCTAATGTCGTGAACGTAGTGCGCCAACTATTCGGTGATATATTCATGCGTACACCGAAAATCTGTAATGTTTTTTCTAAGGTAGATCCGCCTGGCTGTGTAGTAATTACCTTGATTGGATCAAAGAAGTCTAGGTCTAAAGCTGCGATAATGCCGCTATTGTAATTGTTTGTGTATAGGTCTAGGACTATGGAATCTACTCGGATACTGGTCTCAGCTCTACTAGCAACATAAGCCTGTGCGTAGTCAAGTGCAACTGGGTCTGTTTCCATTAAAAGGTTGTCTAAGAAGTAGCTGTGTAAAAAATACTTGTCTATGCTGTCTTGGTTAGAAGCTACCTGTGCTGTGCCACCTGACCTAGTAATAGTGGCTTTGTTAAATATGAGAACATCGTTGAGAATCCAATTAGCATTAAAATAATCTATACCTGTGCCATTATCTGCAAAGACTGTGCTAGTGCCGCCAACAGATCCAGCCGTAACAGAGCGGTCTTGGAAAACAAAACTGCCAGACGCATTTACGTATAAAGAACCATACTCACTATCTGTTGCAGTTTGTAATGCTTGTAATGCTGTGCGATTAGTACCGGGGTCTGCTTGTAAAGTAGTAAGACCTGCATCTATATCACGCATAGTTGCTGGCCAACTAATTTGATCTAGTATTTGATTAACACGTGTACCTGATAAGTCGCCAGCAGTAGCACTTGTAACTGTGCTGATCTGTGCTAACTGAGCCAACCTAAATGCATCTACAGCTTGTATAGTCGTAATTGCTACATCTTCACCGGACTCATCGGGATAAGTAGTAACGTAACTTGTAATAAAACCCTGAAATATAGGATATGTTACTGATGAGTAGGTTGCACTAATCTGCACCTTTTTCATAGGTGTTAGTAAATTGTAATACGGGCCAGTAACATTCTGTGGGTTGAAATCGCCATTTTGATCTACTATACGTAATGTAAGTGCGCCTGTCTGAAATGCATCTGATAGTGCTGTACGACCTCGGTTAGTCTCTATGCGGTTTACTTGATCCGACACATCTACAATTACAGCTGTGGCATCACCTAGAGTATTAGTGTCTAATAAACCTGTATCTAAAATCATTGTTTGGGCAAAGCCTGGCCCAGTACTAAAGTTAATTAAAGCGGTTATTACGGGTAAGGTCATACTAAGAATCCAGCAGGTACTGTTGAGTAACCTGATCTAGTCGCCACCTGTATGCTTTCTGCTATAGCCTGACTTAGCCTGTCGCCACCTGCATCTACAGTTACTCTAATATCCATAGGGCTTTGTGAAGATGATCTTTGTACGCCACCAGTAGCAAAGCCACCTAAGAAGTCATTGATACGTGAGTTTAACTCTCTAGTATCTAGTACTGCAGCTTGCACCTGTGGTGCTGTGTATTGCGCACCTGATGAGCCTGTAAACATTTGACCTGTAGTAGCTGGTGGTGTTGCCATATTAAACTTAGCAAGCATAGCAATAATTCGTGCGTTAATTTCTCTGATTACAGATATGCCTAAATCCTCTATGTATGTGTCTATTTTGTTTGATAAGGCTTTTACTTTAACTATGCCAAAGTCTAATAATGATAACCCTGCTAATCTAGCTTCTTCTGCTAACTTCTTTAACGCTTCTGCAGCTTCTAACTCGGCTAGTAACTTCTTAGCCAAAGCATCGTTATTGTCTAAGATTGCTAACTGTGATTTAAGGCGTAACTTAGTCTCTTCATCGGTTGCACTGTTTAGTGCTGCAGTTATACCTATGCGCTCTAGGTCAAACTTCTTCTTTAATTCTTCTACGTTTTTATTCTCAATAGCGTTCTTCTTTGTAATTATATTAACTTCTTCTTTACGTGCCTTAGTTACGGCTATGCTAGTAAGTAAGTCGGCTCTAGACTTAGCCGGTGATAATCTAGGTGCGTTTATATCTGACTTACGCATAAACTTGCCACCGACTTTAACGCTAGCACCAGGCATTAGTAATCCTAAGACATCGCCAACAGTAGCAAATGCGCTGCCTATTTTTTCGGCTGCTTTAACCATCTTTGCAGTAAATGTATCTATATCGTTACTGCCAGATAATGCTGCTAGGGCATCTAATAAGCCCTTGCCTATTGCCTCTTTAGATTCATCTACGGCTACAGTTAATTTAGCCATACTGCCTGCATAGCCTTCTACAGCTGCTGCGGCTTGACCTGCAAAGTTAACGTTAAGT